TACCAATCTGTAACTGTTCCATCTTTTTGAGTTAATCTAAATAAATTACTAATAGCGCTAGAGCCTCCATCCATGTCTGGAGCAAGTGGTTTACTTGTTGTAGTTACAGCAGCATTACTATTTAATGCGTCATTTTCTAATCCATCATAATATATTAAGAAGACTTCATCTCCGGGGTCGCCTTTTAATCCAGTGCTTCCAAAAACACCTTTTACACCTTTATCGCCTTTGTCTCCAGTTTCTCCCGGAGTACCCTTAACCCCTAGTTCACCTTTAGCACCTGGATCTCCATCTACGCCTTTTAAACCTTGGTTTCCTTTCGCTCCAGTTTCTCCTTTAGCACCTGTAGCACCCACAAGACCTTTTTCACCTTGGTTTCCTTTAGCTCCAGTTTCACCTTTAACTCCTGTAGCGCCCACAAGACCTTTTTCACCTTGGTTTCCTTTAGCTCCAGTTTCTCCTTTATCCCCTGCATCTCCATCTACGCCTTTTAAACCTTGGTTTCCTTTTGCTCCAGTTTCTCCTTTAACTCCTGTGTCTCCAATAAGGCCTTTTGGTCCTTGGTCTCCATCGCTTCCTTTTATCCCCTTTGTTCCAGTATCTCCAATAACACCTTTAGGTCCTTTGTCTCCTGCCGCACCTTTAACACCTTTCTCACCTCCGGCGCCTGGCTCTCCTTTAGGGCCGTCAACACCTTTTTGCCCTTTTGGACCTTCAACACCTTTAGGGCCTAGAGGTCCTTTGTCTCCTTTTTCTCCACCTGCGGATACATATAATTCTTCTATACTGTATGTGCTACCCGTCTTATCAATTTTTGCGAGTATAACATCATTTGTAAAATCTGGTCTATAAGTTTGTCTTCGTTTAGATGTGCCATCATAAGGTCTTTCTACTATTTCTTCAAAATAAAGAACAGTATCAGATTCTATAGATCTTATTCTTTTCATAGATAAGAAAGGAGTAAAAGTTAATGTTACTGTGTTTCCAATTGTTTGTTTATTTGATAAAGTAATAGATGTTCCATCAATTTTTTCAACGTGTGTTTTACCTACAATTCCTGTTCCTGTAACTGTCTGTCCTATTTTAATATTAGTATTTGTTGCCGAAAGAGTTACAGTCTTACTTTCAGTAGTACTTCCTGTTGTTGTTGAAGTAGTTGAACTACCATTTTGTAGTTTAATTAAATCCCCTACTTTATTTTCTGTTGTAAATAGAGTACCTGTACCGTTTAATTGGTTAGAGTGTTTATCAATTTGAATAGTTCCTGTATCAACAGTAAAACCATTTAAACCTGCATCAAGCTCTGCAAAATAGGTTACGGGAGGATTAGTACTTGTAGTTTTAATTTCTAATGCGAGTAATCTGTCGGTAGTACTTGCAGAATTAAAAGCTAAATAAGCTGTGCTACTCATAGTACTAAATGATTGTTGATAAGTAGATGCAGTTGTAGACTCGTTTGTAAATGTAACGCCATTAAGATTAGTAAACGTATAACTATTAGAACTAAACTCAGCTAATCCTGTACTAGCGTCTAAAGTAAGATTTCTGCTAGATGCTCCACCCCTAGGAATAAGTTGTGTTCTAGAGGTTCCTGGAGAAATAAATTCATTTTCTAAAATTTCTATCTCTCTTCTAGTATATTGAGAAACTGAATCTATAGAAGTTTTTGTTCTTATTTTTACATTGTATTGTCCTGCAGAAACATTATTTACAGAAAAGCTCTGGTCTATTGTATTAACAAGAACTGTTGTCTCTTCTCCACTAAAAGTATGGACTAATTCAAAGCCATTTGCAAATTTATACTTACTTCCATCACTATTTAAAGGATAGTCCCAGCTAATAGATACTTTGTTACCTGTAATAACTCCAGAATCATCAGTAGAAGACGTAGTGTCACTTGAGTCCATAGGTTCAACTGCAATAACTATATTAGTAGGTGCGGGTACTATATCATCTGGATCAGCAGACTCTTTTGTGGGTCTGGCTTGAAGTGCATAACCTTTTTCTATTTCTGCAAATTTTTCTCTATAATACTCTGAAGCAGCTATACTAAACTTACCCTCGTCTTCTTTTATTGCAACGATTCTGTATTCTTTTACTGTTCCAACTTTTACAGTTCCATCTGTATTATACAGTTTTAATGCCCATATAGTTTCAGCTTCTGGAGCTTCTGTAAATGCTGAGGTTACGGTTAAAGAAGATACGTTACCTGCGCTAGTAGAAATTGTTTTAGTTTCTGTTCTAAAGTCTTCACTCCATTCTATGTTTGCACTATTGTTTGCTGCCTGGACAGAAGTAGTAATGCTTGTTATTAAATCTCCTTTTACGTAATCTACTCCTCCAATAGTTGCACTATCGTCAATAAGATATGCTGCCCCTTTAGGGTACATTAATACTAACTCAGGAGGAAAGCTTGAATCATAGGCAGGTAAACTAATTGTTCTATCTAAAGGAATAACCGTTGTTGTTTTAGTACCTGTATTTGAAACTCTTCCTGCATAAGAAACTCTATCTCTATCTGCATCTTGAACGCCTATAACTTGCCCCGGCATTAAACCTATTGCATTTTGTCCTGTTTCAAAAGAAACTGTTTCTCTTTCATTTATTTCTGAGATTAGTTTCCATTTGCCCATTCTATGAGCTTGCCCTCTAGAGGTGCAACCAAAAGCTAATTGTTCTGATCTTACTATTCTTCCTGATTCTGCAATGTTTTCATAATCTTCTACGTATTCAGTAGACTGTCTATAGTTATCTTCTGGGTCATTCCATGATACTTTTACTTGATTTGTTCTTACTCTATCTCCTGTACCCTCATAAGTAAATTGACCATTAATAACATTTGCTTTTGAAAATAAAGCTACGGGCTGTTTTGGCCTATCTGACGTTGCGGTAAACTCTCCATTTGCCCATAATGTCATGCCATGGAATATTGAAGCAAGTTGTTTTAATACAGTAGTAGCTTCTCCTGCCTGTGAAAAGTAAACATTACATGTAAATCTAGGTTCTACACCTCCGTTTCCATCTGGGATTTCTTCATCACAGTATTTTGCTAACCTAAACAATTCATATTTATCTATATTTTCTTTATCAACAAACTGACCCATTCCATAACGATTATTTGTAAGCATATCATACATAACCCAAACAGGATTATCACAAAATACTTTACCATAGTTTACTGAAGACGCATTAAAACTATCAAGGTCTCCTCTAAAATTACCGTCCCAGTTTTGGTATGAGCTTTCTGCAGCACCTGAAGTTATATTTCTTGTGTAAGCGGCTGCACCACCAGTCTCTTCTCTTGTTCGATAGTTTGTAGGAACTTGTATTTTCATACCTTTTAGTGCAAATGCTCTAGAAGGGACAGCGCCATCATAATCTTTTGCATTAAAAGAAGTATAAGAATATGCAGTATGTGGATATGTAAATTTATCTTTTATAATACTTTCTACACTTTGTATAATACAAGAGTTAGTATGTTGAAAACTACCATCTTTAAAGTTAAGATCATTAATTCTTCTTATACGAATTCTAAAATCATCAAAAGGTTGAAACTCTTCTGTATTTATTACAAACTCTTCTACAAAAGCCGCATATTGTGCTTTAGAAGGTTTAATATATCCATTATTTGGTAGGTCACTTAAATTTCTAGCAAAGAAATTAATTTTTCTTCCCCCGCCACCTGCAGGTCTAGTTAGAATATCATTATTACTTGGACCAAAGGCAAGCTCTGATATATAGCTAGCTCCTCCATCAGTTGAATACTCAAAAAATATTTGTAGCTCAACAAAAGAAGGGCCTTTTGCACCAGAAGAATTTTTTATTGCATGACACGAAGGTAAATTAAAAGTTACATGTACTTCATCTATTTCTGAAGGATTTGATACCTCTAAAAATGCTGAGGTCATAAGAGTATCGGCAGAAGTTCCTTCAAGTTGAGAAGGTTCATCCATCTCATTATTATAAGCATTTACTAAGTTGCCTGTTGTACCAATTATATCTCTTAAGTCTGCTTGTTCTAGTTCTATACCTGGGTTAGTTATTACAGAAGATTGACCAAATCCTGTATTCATTATTAAAGAGTTTTGTGTTTGTGTTCCTGTATTTAATCCAAATTGTAAGTTTTCAATATTAAATAGATTTTTAAGTCTTGTTTCGCTTACAGCAGCACCTGTAAGTACTCCATAAGCATTTGTTAAAGTAACTCCAGGGGTTACATTTAATGTAGCAACATTTCCAGATATACTATTAACTTTAGAGATTAAATCTACATATATGTCTGCTCCGCTTACTGTTGTAGCTACTAAATCTGTTGTCGATATTTCTGTAGCACTTACAAAAGTACCTACAGTAACAAAGTCAGTACCATTTGGGCCTGCTCCTGCTACTCTTATAAAACCTTTAGCTGGTTTTGTTCTTAAGTCACTTAAAAGCTCCGCTGTAAAAAAGGAAGAGGATGTAGTTATAGTTTGTGAATCTTTAGTTGCACTTGCAATAGCTGAACCATACTTACCCGCTTTTTCAATTAAAATGTATCTTGTACCTAGAGCTAGTCCTGTTACATTATTGTTACTTAATGCATTGATTTCTCCAAAAATAGAATTAGATACAGTGGCTACTCCTCCAGTAGTGTCCAATGTAATATTTCTAGGTTTTACAATTTCATTCGCTAATGTGTCAATGATTGGAACGTCGTTTATATATACAGAAGCAAAGCCATCTGCTAATCCTTCAATTTCTCCTTCTGAAAGTATATCATAAGCAGCGGCTACCTGCGTCTTATTCGGAGTTGATCTATCACTAACTGATTTTGTCCCAAAAGGTTTACTAGTATATTTTGCCATTATCTTTGATGTATTATCCCTCGTTTCCAGCCGCCGCCACCGCCGCCACCTGTTCCGTTAGAGCCTCCATAATAACTTCCTCCTACTGTACCAGAAGTATAGTTTAATGTTGCTCCTTTTATTTGTCCTGTTTGAAACCCCTGACTAATTGGAGTTCCGCCTATTTTCATTGTACCATATAACACTGGTACAGGTTGTCCTTGTTCTATATTAGCTTCTGCCCCGTTAAAAAGATATGAAGGGTCTGATGTCATATCACCTGCATCTGGAGCTGTCATTTCTGTTATACCCATAATTCCTAAATTTGCTCCTATTGCTACCATCATATATCCTGCAGTAGATAAACTATATGTTGTTACTGCCGCAGACGAAGCTGATGCAGCTGTTGCTGTTACACTACCAAAATTCATTCCCAACATTCCAAAAGATTGAGTTACTGTAGCACTTCCTATACCCGCAGACGCTTGCATACCTGCTCCCAGCTGTGCACTAGTACCAGCCGCTGTAGC